ATTCCACCATTAGTTCCTGTTTCAAATGATATTAAAGAAAAACATCTTCGTGAAACATGGTATTGTGATGTGAAAAGAGAAGGCCTTACTACTTTAAAAGCTGAATTTGGTTATACTGCTCCTTATGCTTTTTACGTACATGAAATGACAGCACCCCCTTATGGTGATGTACAATGGACAAGACCTGGTTCTGGCTCTAAATGGCTTGAGAAAGCAATTCAGAGGGATAAACCGGCTATGCTTGGGATTATAAAAGAAAATATTAATTTAAGTACGTTATGAATGGTGCTGCTGTTGATATAAAAAGTATAATTGAATATTATTATGCAGATTCAAGTGATGTTGATTTGTATGAAATATTTGTAGGAAAAGAACCTGCTGAACCTGCTAATTGTATTTCAATATTTGAAACAGGAATAGGTTCTCCACAATTAACTTTTGACAGAAGTGAAATTTATGAATATACATCTGTTCAGATACGTGTACGTACTACAAATTATTTGAATGGTTGGTCTATTATAAATGAAATTAAAAATATACTTCATGGCCGGGCAAATGAGACATGGGGTGGTGGAACTATATACACTTTGATTCGTTGTTCAGTTAGTCCGGCATTATTGGATTATGACAAAAATCAGAGAGTGCGTTTTGTTGTGAGTTTTAATATTCAACGTAGATGAATTTAATTTTAAGGAGGAAAAACAATTATGGCAAGTAGTGCTGTTGCAGGAGTTGGAACTGTAATTCAAAGATGGAATACTTCAACAGGTAATTGGGATAAACTGGCTGAGGTTAATTCTATTTCAGGGCCGACAATGACAAGGGATTTTATTGATATAACTTCTCTTGATTCTACCGGTGGGTATCGTGAATTTATTACTGGTTTCCGTGATGCGGGAACAGTAACATTAAACATGAATTTTACCCGTACTTCGTATGATCTTATGAAAGCAGACTTTGAAAATGATACTGCACAGAATTATGAAATTGTACTTTCAGATACTGTGAACACATCTTTCGAGTTTGAAGGGCTTGTTACTGAAATTCCTTTGGAAGTACCAACGGATGATAAGATTACTGTATCTGTAACTATCAAGTTGACCGGTGCGGTAACTGTCAATTCAGGGAGTGGATCGTAAGAATTTATTTTAATTTTGCTAATCAAGCGTTTTTTTATTTAATACATTTAAAAGTTAATCAAAATGAAAGAATTAATGTTTTTGAATCGTGAAGCACTTCTCCAGAGAGATGAAGTAAAAATTGAAAAGGTAGAACTTTCAAGAGGTTTTGTTTTTGTTAAAGAAATGACAGGGCATGAAAAAGATCTTTGGGAACAGTCTATGCTAAAGCAAAAACCTTCCGGGGATAAGAATAAACCAGTGGAATATGAAACTTCATTGGAAGATTTTCGTGCTAAACTTGCAGTAGTCACTGTTTGTGATGAAAATGGTGATTTAGTATTCAAATTTGAAGATTACAAAAATCTGAACAGAATGATGAGTGCTTCAAATATGGAAAGAATTGTAGTAGTTGCACAAAAATTAAATGCAATTACTGAAAAAGACAGGGAGGAACTTCTAAAAAACTCAGAAGCCGTCCCGGACGGCAATTCCAGTTCAGACTTTGTAGAGAATTAGGAGTATTACACCCTGATTTTCTATTGAAAAGTTTAACAGCTAAACAATTAGCAGAATGGGAAGAATATAGTAAAATTGATCCGATTGGTAAATGGCGAGAAGATTATCGTTTGGCGTATTTGGCAATGTTAATTACCAATTTAACTATTCAAGTTCATGGTAAGCGTGGAGCGCAGTTAGCTAAATTTGAAGATTTTTTATTAGAATGGGATAGTGAAGGAACCAAAACAACAAGTACAAAACAACAAAGTGTTGAAGATATGCGCAGTGTTTTAATGTCTTTGGCTGCTTCACAGAACAAAAAAGTAAGAAAAACACCACCTAAAAAAGTCATGAAATGAGTACGTTTGGTCAGATGTCAATGATAGTAGGTATTACTACCGTTGGAACACAAAGGGCAATGCGTGAAGTACAGTTAATGGAAGCTACTGTTAAAAAAGCTTCTATGTCAATGTTGCTTGCGGGAAGGGCTTTAACTCAATTTATTTCTTTACCTACTGCTTTAATTGCTGGTGCATCAACAAAAATATTTGCAGATTATGAAGCAAATATAGCAAAAATTATTGGATTAGTTGGTATTGCAAAAGATGTAACAAATGAATGGAATAGAGAAATTCTTAGTATGTCTAAGGATGTTGCAAAAAGTCCAAAAGAATTGTCGGATGCTTTATATTATATAACTTCATCAGGATTTAAAGGTGCTGAATCAATAAGTATTTTAAATGCTTCGGCAAAAGCAGCAGCAGCGGGATTAGGTGAAACCAAAAATGTAGCGGATATTGTGACATCTGCAATGAACGCATACGGGAAAGCAAATTTACAGGCATCATATGCTACTGATGTTCTTGTGGCAACTGTACGTGAAGGTAAAGGTGAACCGGAAGAATTAGCAAGGGCATTCGCAACTGTTATTCCTATTGCTGCAAAATTAAATGTTGGTTTTGATCAGGTTGGTGGTGCTTTGGCTTCATTAACCAGATTAGGTATTCCTGCTGCTACTGCTGCCGTTTATTTACGTCAAACATTATTTACATTAACAAAACCTTCAAAACAGACCCGTGATGCTTTGGAAAAAATGGGTACAAGTGCTCAGGAATTACGGGATTCATTACAAAATAAAGGATTATTACCTACTTTACGAACTTTAGCTGAATTAACGAATAAATGGGGTGAAGAAGCAATGTCACGGGTATTTCCAAATATCCGTGCATTTATGGGTGTAATTTCATTACTTCAAATGGATGTTTCAGAAATAAATGGAGTATTTGAAGCTGTTACAAATTCTACCGGGGATATGGACAAAGCTTTTGCTGTTGTATCTGAAACGTTTAAGTACAAATTAAATAAGGCTTTAGCTTCTGGTAGTGTAATGTTAATTAAAATAGGTGAAATAGTAGCAAAATCATTAATACCTATTATTGAAAATCTTGGTAAAATATTTGAAGAAATTGGTAATTGGTTTGAAGGATTAACTGCTGGTGAACAAAGATTTTTAGTAAAAACAGCATTAATTGTAACTGTTTTAGGGCCTGTTTTGTTAATTTTTAAAGCATTAACAGCAGGTGCAAAGGCTTTATTTAGCTTTTTTATTCCAATAATAGGTGCTTTTAAAAGTATTGATATTTATTCAACAAAAGCAACAAGAAGTATGTCTGCTGCTGTTGCTGCTCAAAGAGCTTATGCCAATGCAACAACTTATGTAGTAACTGAAATCATAACACAAAATAATGCAACAAGGGCAACAAGTTCAACAATAGGAATGCAAACTATTGTCATAAATGATGCTACTTCTACAATTATAAGGCATACTGCTGCTTTAGATTTTGATGCTGCAAGACAAATTAATTTAAATAGAGTATCAGCATTATTGGATGGAACAATATTATATGGAAATAAGGTTATTGTAATGAGTGGTATTGCGTGGAGTAATCATGCCAAAATGTTGGAGTATGATGCTGTACGACAAGAATATTTAAATTATGTATTAAGTAAAACAAGTATATTTCTATTAAATACAGGAAGAGCTTTAGATTATAATGTTTCAAGGTACATAAGAATAACAAGAGCACAAGAATTATTAAATGCTGTAACTATACAAGGTAATAGAATTATAGCATTAAATGAATTAACATTAACAGGCCAAAATAAAGCATTATTAGCAATTACACCAAGTTATGCAAGAATAATAAGGGCACAAGAAATATTAAATGGAGTTTTGATACAAGGTACATCTATTATAGAAATGAATACAACGGCTCTTGCCATTATAACTCCTATATATAATAAAATTTTTAGAGCAATAGTTTTATTAACAAATTCAATTGCTCATGGTACAGAAATTATTGCATTAAATACAACTGCATTAGTATTAAGTAAAAATGCACAGGCTAAATATATATCAACTTATCTTTCATTAATTGCTGTTCAAGAAACAGGAACTAAAAGTATTGTAGCAAACACTTCTGCTTTAATGTTATATAATGTGCAATGTTATAGAACAGTAAAAGCTCATTTTGCATTAATAGCCTCTATTTCAAGGGGAAGTTCAATTATTATTGGTGAAACGGTGGCTTTTTCTGCACAAGCAAAAGCATTAGGATATAATATTATAAGATATGAAAGAATATTAAGGGCACAATCTTTATTAAATGGGACTGTTGTAAATGGAACAAGGGTTTTAATTCCAAATACAACCGCTTTAGCTTTAAATTCTATTGCAAAAGATAAAAATGCAGGTTCATCTATTGTATTGGCAAATGGAATGACTTTGCAAACAATTGCAACAGGAAGAAGTACAAAACAAATAATAATGAATACTGCTGCTATAAATACATCACGATTTAGTTGGGGTGCTTTTATTGTTGGAATTTCAAAAGTTCCAAAAATACCATTATTAGCTGCTTTAACAGCATTATATCTTGTAATTCATTCACAAGTAAAGAAATTAACTGAATTAACTGCTGTTGAAAAAGCTGAAAAGAA